AAACCTGCTAATTACACTAAAAATTATGGGCGAGTGGTGGAATTGGTATACACGATAGTCTTAGGAACTATTAGAGCAATCTGTGCAGGTTCAAGTCCTGTCTCGCCTACCAGAAGCAACAACTGGGAAAGTTTTGTTGCACAGGGTGTTGCATTAATTAATCGTTGTTGCACAATAAATTGTGAAAAGGAGAGTTTTAAGGGAAAAAGTCTAAGGCACTAGTCTTAGGAACTCTTTCCTTAAAAATTATTTTCACAAGTGCAATTAGTTAGCTAATAGCAACACCTTTTTTTAAAAACCAATACTTGCACCTGTGCAATAGTCTCTGTGCAACGTGCAACAGAACTAGTGCAACATTGCATTAGTGCAAACAATATAAGGAGAATGTTCACATTATGTCTGATGAACCTAAAACATTACTACAGCAACAATTAGCCGAACTTATTAAAGTTGGTGTTGGTGGTAAATTTAAAGATAGAGATGATTATGTAAGCCAAGTGACCAAAGAACTAGAGTTTGAGGAAGCTATGTTACGTGGTGGTATTAATCGTTACAATAAAACAGTAAATGAAGCTAAGTCTAAAAACCAAGAAAGTACAACAATATATGGCCTAGTTTTACAGCAAAAGTACATCAATGAATTGTCTGAAAAGATTAATAATGATGTAAAAATGATGGACAAAGGACAGGCAGGAAATTACCAAACTGCTCTTAAATTATTATGTCAATGTCTACCACCTACAGCTTTTGATAATGGTGTCTTTTTAGATAACCGTATAAGTGTTTGGGATACCTGTAGTTTAATAGCTTTGAAGAATACTATTGATGGTATTTCTGATGAGATAACAATGAATAAACTAGCTATACAAATAGGTACTGGTTTGATGCACGAAGCTAGAATAACTAAGTTCAAACACGACCATAAAGAACAGTACAATAATGTAGCTAAAAAACTGACTGGTAAAAACATACCTCAAAATACAAATAGGTATCAATATAAGCAGAAAGTATGGACTTATTGTATGAATAAGCATGGTCTTGCTTTCAATGACTGGACTAAAGAACAAAGGCTACATTTAGGTGTAAAAATAATAGGATATATGGAGCAGTTGGGTCTCATTAGACACCAACATAGAAAACTAAATATCAAGAAAACTGTTATTTATATTGAAGCTACACCAAAGATTATTGAAGAAATTAAAAACTTTAATATCAAAAACGAAGCCTTGTTTCCCAAGTATTTACCAATGAAAATGCCACCAAGAGATTGGTCGTCACCATTTGTAGGCGGATATTACGGAAAAAAATTCAACGACACTAATAACCCAAAGGAGATAGCAAATGCACTACAATCTAATAAAAGCAACAAATAGAAGATACTTAGAAGAATTAAACAACAGATGGCATGAGTTTCCTGATGTTCCTAAATGTGTAAACATAATGCAAAAAACTGAATGGGTTATTAACTCGCCAGTATTTAATGTATTAAATAAATGTTTGGAAGAAGATTTACCTTTAGGAAAATTACCAATCAATCCTCAAAGTATGGAACTTCCACCTAAACCTTTTGATATTGAGACAAATGTTGAAGCAAGACGTGAATGGAAAAGAAAAGCACAACGTGTATATAAAGATAGAGCAAAATCTAAATCTAAATACATTCAAGTTAAACAAATAATAGAAGAAGCAAAACATTTTGCTAATGAAGAAGGATTTTTTTATCCATATCAATTAGACTTTAGAGGTCGTATATATCCTAAAGCAACATTGATGTCTCCACAATCAGCAGACTACGCAAGAGCATTACTTAAATTTAAGTTTGGTAGACCTATGTCAGATAATGAAGCATTTGTAGATTTTGCTATTGCAGGTGCAGGTTTATTTGGTGAAGTTGATAAAGAAGAAATAGATATAAGAACTAAATGGGTTGAAGATAATAGTCAAAAATTTATTGACTGTGCTAACAAACCTTTTGAATACACATGGTGGGCGGAAGCAGATAAACCATTTTGTTTTTTAGCTTGGTGTATTGAGTATCGAGATTTTGCTAATACTGATTTTGATGCTAAGTTTATAACTACTTTACCTATACAATCTGATTGTTCTAACTCAGGTTTACAACATTACTCAGCTATGATGAGAGATGAGATAGGTGGTAAAGCAACAAATCTTGTACCGCAAAATAAACCTGCTGATGTTTATGGTTTAGTTGCAGAAAGAGTTGTTTTAAAATTAAAAGATAACCCACATGAATTAGCTAAAAAATGGTTAGACTATGGAGTAGATAGAAAACTTTGTAAGAAGCCTGTCATGTGTTTACCATACTCTTTGACAATGTATTCTTGTAGACAATACTTACAAGACCATGTTGAAAAAGAATATGTTGAACGTGGTAGGCAACATGAGTTTGGTGAAGATTTATTTAAAGGTACTCAATGGTTAACACCTATTTTATGGCAATCTATAAATGAAGTTATTGTAGGTGCTAAAGAAATAATGAAATTTTTAAAAGATGTTTCAAAATTAGTTGCTTCTGAAAACTTACCTGTTGTATGGACTTCACCACTTGGATTACCAATTCAAATGTTATGTTATAAAAAAGAAAGTAAAAGAGTTAAGACACAAATGGGTGATAGTATTATTAAATTATCTTTACAATCAGATACAGATGTAATTAATCGTAGAGCTGTTGCACAGGCTATCTGCCCAAATTTTATTCATCACCTCGATTCTGCAACACTTATGTTAGCTGTAGTCAAAGCAGAAGAAATGGGTGTTGATACATTTAGTCTTATCCATGACAGTTTTGGAGTAGTAGCACCTGACAGTAGAAAAATGGCCATAGCCTTACGAGATGCTTTTTGTGAAATATATAGCAAAGATGTATTGGCCAACTGGGCTATTGAAATGAAGCAAATGTTATCAGAAAAAAATCAAAAGAAGTTTCCTAACATACCAGAAAAAGGAAACCTTGATTTGGATTTAGTCAAAGAAAGTGTGTTCTTTTGCGTATAAATACATGCAGAGGTGCAAGTATTAAGTTCCACTTATGACTAGATAAACCTCTGGTCTAACAATAGGAGACAAATATGTCAGACAATGCAACAATAAGTGCTTTAGGCGAATTTGTTTATCCTCACCTTAACAAACCTGATGTTCGTTTTAACGAAGCAGGAGAGTATAAAGTAAACTTAAAAGTACCGCAAAAACAAGCGTTAGAGATGGTCACATTAATTGACAAGAAACTCAATGAAGCTATTGCGGAAGCTGAAAGAGACAATAAAGGTAAGAAGATAAAACAAGCACCTAAACCTTATAAACTTGAAGATGGTTTTGCCCACTTCAAATTTAAAATGAAAGCAACAGGTATAAACAGGAAGACTAAAGAAAACTTTAGTCAAAGACCTGCATTATTTGATGCTAACAAAAACCCATTCCCACAATCTACAAGTATTTGGGGTGGCACAAAAGGTAAAGTCGCTTTTGTAGCTAAAGGTTATTACGTACCTGCGTTGGGTGCAGGAGTAACTTTACAGCTTAGAGCAGTACAAATCATAGACTTAGTTGAAGGTGGTAACAAACAAGGTGACCTCTTTGATAAAGAAGATGGTTACATAGTACAGGAAACGAATGAAGTACAATCGTCAGAAGTTCAAACGAGTACAGATTTCTAGTACGCAAACCTTAAAGTCAGGGTTGGAAGAATTAGTTTACAACTTTTTTAAAAAAGAAAAACTTTCTTTTACTTATGAAGGTATGAAAATTACATACTTCCAACCTACTATTAAGAAAACGTACACACCAGATTTTATAACAAATAAAATCATTATCGAAACGAAGGGTGCATTTAATAGTGCAGATAGAAAAAAGATGAGACTTATTAAAAGTCAAAATCCTGAACTTGATATTCGTTTCGTGTTTTCCAACGCAAAAACAAAAATTGGTAAAAAATCAAAAACTACTTATGGCAAGTGGTGTGAGATGTTTGACTTCCCATATCATTGTGTAAGTACAACAAAAGAAACATTCCCAACAGAATGGATAAAAGAAATTAAGGAAAAATAAAATGGCAAGAGAAGAAACAAAATATATTGTAGTTCATTGTTCTCAAACCAGACCTTCACAAGACATAGGTGCTAAAGAAATAGATAGGTGGCACAGAGAAAGAGGTTGGTTAAAAATTGGTTACGGTAAAGTAATTAAAAGAGACGGAACTGTAGAACAAGGTAGAGCAGATGATGCTGTTCAGGCTCATACAAAAGGTTATAACCACATGTCCTACGGACTTTGTTTAGTAGGTGGAGCAAAAGAAGATAATTGGAAAGAAGAAGAAGATAACTTCACAGCAGAACAATGGGGAAGTTTAAAAACAACATTAGAAGAATTACTGGTCAAATACCCAGACGCACAAATTGTAGGTCATAGAGATTTAGATGAAAGTAAGTTTTGTCCATCATTTAGCGTAAGAGATTATTTATTACATGAAGATGTAAAAGGTTATAAATTTCAAGACGGTCTTACTGATGACGCTGATTTAGCTGAATTAGAACCTGATGACTTTCCTGAAATAGATGACGACTAAGTTTCTCCATCATAGCCCTTGTGAGAACTGCGGTAGCCGAGACAATCTAGGAGTATGGGAAGACCATACATATTGTTTCGGTTGCCGACAGTACAAAACAACTAATGGAGACTTACCAAAAGTAGAAAAGAAAAGGATAGATTTTAAGATGATTGAAGGAATTGTAGAAGCACTTCCTAGTAGAAAAATAGATAGTGATACTTGTAAAAAGTTTAATTATCAGACAGGTACTTACAAAGGTAAGCCTTGTCATATTGCAAACTACTACGATAAAAATTTAAAAATTACAGCACAGCATTTAAGATTTGCTGACAAGTCATTTATATGGCTTGGTGATACGAATACCATATCTCTCTTTGGTCAAAACTTATGGAGAGATGGCGGTGATAAGTCTAAAGTTATTTTAACTGAAGGCGAAATTGACTGTCTCTCCGTAAGTAAAATACAAAACAATAGATACCCAGTTGTATCAGTACCTTCAGGTGCTACTTCTGCAAAAAAATATATTAAGAGAGAATTAGAATGGTTATCTAAATTTGAGACTATTGTCTTAATGTTTGATAATGATGATGCAGGTAAGAAAGCAACTATTGAATGTGCTAATATATTACCTGTCAAAAAAGTTAAGATAGCATCACTACCTGCAAAAGACCCAAATGAATTATTACAAACAGGTCAATCAAGTAAACTTTATGATGCTATATGGGAAGCCAAAGCATACACACCACAAGGTATTATTGAAGGTGAACAGACAAAAGATTTATTACTTAAAGATGATTATGTAGAAACTATTCCTTATCAATGGAATGGCTTAAATAAAAAACTTGGTGGTATTAGAAAAGGTGAACTTGTTTTATTAACAGCAGGTTCAGGTACGGGTAAGTCACAAGTTTGTAGAGAAATTGCACACCATTTAATATGTAACAAACAAAAGGTTGGTTACATTGCATTAGAAGAAAGTGTCAAGAGAAGTATTAGAGGTATTGTTTCTGTTGGTTTAAATCAACTAATACATTTACCTGAAGTAAGGAAAAAGATTTCTGACGAAAAAATTTTAGAGGAGTGGGAAAAAGTAAAAAACTATATTTGCTTTTACGAGCATTTTGGCTCAAGTGATACAAATGATTTAATGAACCGAATTAGATATATGGTTCAGTCATTAGATTGTAACACAATTATATTAGACCATATCTCAATCGTAGTATCAGGTATTGGTGAAGGTGATGAAAGAAGATTAATAGATAACACTATGACACAACTAAGAAAGTTAGTTGAAGAATTAGGTTGTGCATTATTTCTTGTATCACATTTAAAAAGACCTGAAGGTAAAGGCCACGAAGAAGGTACACAAGTTTCTCTTTCTCATCTCAGGGGCAGTCATAGTCTTGCAACCCTCGCAGACGAAGTAGTGGCCTTTGAGAGAAATCAGCAAGATGAAATTAATTCTAACATAATGAAAGTTAGAGTTTTAAAAAATAGATACTCAGGTGACACAGGTATTGCTTGTGATTTAGTTTACAATAAAGATACAGGTAGATTATCTGAAGGAAGTTTTGATGAATGAAAAACTTTTAACTAAATTTATTTTATCTTTCCTAATACAAAAAGAAGATTACTTAGAATTAAATAAGACACAGCAACAGGTGGTCTATCAAACATGTAAGACTATTATGTTAGCTATTTATAATGCTATTAAATATGAAAATGTTTACCCAGTTATTATGTGTGGTGACATTGAAGCACAAAAAATAATAAGAACTGCACTTAAAAAAGTTGCAGAGTTTTTACCAAGTACTGAAAAAATTACAATTCATACTATTCAATAATGAAACTAATAATAGACTTAGAGACTAATAATCTCTTGGACAAGTTAGATACTATTCATTGTATTGTCTGTAAGGATATAGAGACACATCAAGTCTATCAATATAATCCTGACAATCTAAAAGATAGTCTAGAGTTGCTAAACAAAGCTACAGTTTTAATAGGTCATAACATACAAGGTTTTGATTTACCTGTATTAGAAAAGATATTTAATTTTAAATTTGATGGTGAAGTTTATGATACGTTATTAGTATCAAGACTTATCTATACTAATTTATTAGATAGTGATTATAAACACAAAGAACTACCTGCAAAATTATACGGAAGACATTCATTAGAAAGTTGGGGTTACAGATTAGGTTTACGTAAAGGTGACTACCAAGAACATTCTGACTTTACAGAATACAATCAAGACATGATGGATTACTGTTGTCGTGATGTAGAGGTAACACATTTATTATTTGATAAATTAACTAAAGAAAATTACTCAATTAAATCTATAGAGTTAGAACATAACTTCGCACATTGGATTAGAAAACAAGAACAACATGGTATATTATTTGATGAGACGTCTGCTCAGACGCTTTTATCTATCCTAACAAAAAGGAGACTATCGTTAGAAGAAGAACTTTCGGTAGTCTTCCCAAGTTGGAAAAAATCATTAGGTTTTAAAACTTATAAAAGAGATAATAAAAAAAGAGGTATACGAGCAGGTGTACCTGTAGAACAATTTAAAACAGAAATATTTAATCCTAATTCAAGGCAACACATTGCAGATAGATTAATTAATGTTTTAGGTTGGAAACCAAAATCATTTACTGCAACTGGAATACCAGAAGTAAACGAAAAAATATTAAACGAACTACCATACCCAGAAGCTAAAAAGATTTCTGAATATTTAATGATACAGAAAAGATTAGGCCAACTGAGTGATGGTGAACAAGCATATTTAAAATTAAACAACAAAGGGAAAATTTATGGAAAAGTTAATACATTGGGTACATACACAGGCAGGTGCAGTCACAATAGCCCCAACCTTGCACAATGTGTGGCGTCAGGCAGTCCTTATGGTAAAGAATTTCGTTCCTTATTTATTTCTCCTTCCAATATGGATTTCGTTGGTATTGATTTTAGCGGTTTGGAGTTGCGTGTGCTTTCTCATTACATGGCTTCATACGATAGTGGTGACTTTGGGAAAAGATTGCTTGAAGATGATATACATACCCAAAACCAAAAAGCTACAGGACTTGCCACACGTAATAAAGCTAAAACTTTCATTTATGCTTACATATATGCTTGCGGAAATGCGACACTCAGCAAATTACTTGATGTCTCTTTGGAAGAAGCCAAAAGAGTAAGAGCAAAGTTTGAAAAAGAATTACCTGCATTAAAGATTTTAGCTGATGCAGTTAAAAGTAAATATAGAAACTACGGTTATCTAAAAGGTATTGATGGTAGACGTCTTATACCTAAAGCAGAATACTCAAGTCTCAATACTTTAATCCAAGCATGTGGAAGTACTCTTGTAAAAATGGGTACGATATTATTAAACCAAGAGTTACACAAAGCAGGTTACAAGTGGGGTGAAGATTATGTCATGGTACTACACGTACATGATGAAATGCAATTCTACGTTAAAAAAGAAAAAACAGAAAAGTTTAAAGAAATAGCAAAGACTATTTTTAAACTAACACAAGACTACTTTAATTTTAAAACACCATTAGACGGTGAAATTAAAGTTGGTGATAACTGGAGCCATACTCATTAATTCAAAAGCAAGACCTCATTTTGATAAGGATTTAAAATTCGGACAACAATATGAAAATGAACTTCAAGAAATGGTTGAAGGTAAAGTAGAAGTTAAGACAGATAGGTTATGTCAGAAGACAGGTAACGTATTTGTAGAGATAGAAGACAAAGGTAAACCTTCAGGAATAAATACAAGTAAGTCTCCTTATTATGCTTTTTGTTTATACAAAAGTGAAAGAGTAAAGCAGGTGTGGGTATTGATACCTACAAAAGTTCTAAAAAAATTAATGAAGAAATATCCAATTAAAAAAGGTGGAGACCATTGGGAAGCTAGAGGTCACATCATACCTAAAGAGGATTTATTAAAATATGACTACTAAAATAAAGTTACCTGATATTGATAGAAAAGATTTTCCTTACAAATTTTATAAGTGTTGGTGGAGTGATATTATTTCAGATAGCTCATGGTCTCCACTTGAACAAATAAAAAAATCTAAAACAGCAGTCTGTATAACAATGGGTTGGTTAATTTACTCAAATGAAGACAAGTTTGTTTTGATAGGTGACATTACATTTAATGATGATGGCACAGTCAATGAGGGTGGTAACTCAACAGTAATACCAAAATCAAATGTACTAAAAATGAAAGAGATAAAACTATGACACAGTTAGATGAAAGACACTTTCTTATTCATAGTGCAAACAAAGCTAAAGCACATGAAAAGAAAAAAATGAGTAACATAAATGATTTCTACGACAATACAAACAAAGTGATGATAGTAGATGGTGACCTAATTATATATAAGATTACTTCTGCATTAGAAGAAGCTATTGATTGGGGTGATGATGTTTGGACACTACACGCAGATTTAGCTGTAGGTAAACAAGTATTTAAACAAAATATGGAATGGTATAAAAATTATACTAAGTCTAAAGAAATTATTATTGCCTTTTCTGATAAGAAAAATTTTAGAAAAGAGTTTGATGATACTTATAAATCACACAGAAAAAAAATTAGAAAGCCTGTTTGTTATCAAGCATTAAGAAAATGGGTAGAAAAACATTATCATTTTTATACTTTACCAAATTTAGAAGGTGATGATGTAATAGGTATTCTTGCAACTCAACATTACAAAACTAATAACGTAATTATTAGTGGTGATAAAGATATGAGAACAATTCCAACATGGCATTGTTTTATTGGTGATGACCAACTTGAATATGTTGATGAAGATAAAGCTAACTACAATTTCTTTACACAAGTTTTGGTAGGAGATAGTGCAGATGGTTATACTGGCCTGAAGGGTTGTGGTGCAGTAAAAGCATCAAGAGTTCTTTTAGACAAAAAAGGTGTTGATGAACTATGGGAAGCTGTAATTACAGAGTATGAAAGAGCAGGTTTTACATTTGAAGACGCCTTTCATCAAGCTAGACTTGCAAGAATATTAAGAAAAGACGAATACGATTATGCAACAAGTAAACCAACATTATGGAATTATAAATATGAACACTACAGAGATACTAGAAACTTCAAAAAAACTAGTTAGTACAGATAGAAACGATAAGCATGGTGATAAGTTAGAAAACCATCAAAACATTGGTAGGCTTTGGTCTGGTTACCTTCAGAACAAAACAGGATTAGATATAGTAATTCTTCCTGAAGATGTTGCTAATCTTATGGCTTTACTAAAAATAGCTAGAACACAAGCAGGTCAACATAACATAGATGACTACGTTGATGCTTGTGGTTACTCTGCAATAGCAGGAGAGATAGCACAGAATAAAAGTGAATAAGTTCCACTTTAGGAGAAAACAATGCCAAAAACGATAGAAACACCTATTCTTAGTGAAGAACTAATCGAATATTTGGATACGCTTTTTCCTGAAAAATGTGCTGACCTTCAGGATACTGAAAAAGAAATCTTTTATAAAACTGGTCAAAGGTCAGTCGTTAAACACTTAATCGAAAAATATAAATTACAAAAGGAGAATGACTAATGTGTATGCCTAAGAAGCCTAGTCCACCACCTGCACCTGAGATTATTCCTGAAGCACCGCCTTCAATTTCTAATGCAACTACGAAGAAAGATGCACCTAAACTTGCAAGTTCTACTTCAAATACTGCACAAAGAAAAAGACGAGGTAGAGGAACTTTAAGAATACCTTTAGCAAATATTACTGGAAGTGGTGTGAACTTCCCAACACCATAATGTGTGGTATTAGAGGTGGTTTTAAAAGAACCATAAATAAAGCAGTTGAGACTGGAGTTATAAAAAAAGTATCAAAAATGCCTTCAGCTAAAATAGCTAAACCTGTTGTTAAAAAGACAACAGAAGTTAAAAAAGATATAGTTAAGGCAACACCAGTAGCTAAAATTACTAAAATATCAAAAGCTAGAAGTGGTTTAAGAATACCTACTTCAAACTTAACTTATGGATAGTTACACTCTAGATACGACTTCAGTCGCTAAAGATAATTCTTTAGTTGAGACTCAATACACAAAGATGGAGATTGACAGGGAGTTATATTTAGAAAGAGCAAGAGAGGTTGCAAAGTTAACTATACCACATTTATACCCACCTAAAGGTGCTAATGAAGCAACTGAATATGCAACACCATATCAATCAGTAGGTAGTAGAGGTGTAACAAACTTAGCTAGTAAATTAATGTTAGCTTTATTTCCACCACAAGCACCATTCTTTAGATTAGATGTTGATGATTTAGTTTATAAACAAATTGAAGGTGACCCACAGCAAAAGCAAACTATAGAACAAGGTTTAGCTAAAATAGAAAAAGCTGTGATGGACAGTATTGAAAGTAATAATGACAGAGTAGCAGTATATGAAGCATTAAAACATTTAATTGTTTCAGGTAACGTATTACTTAAAATGTCAGAAGATGGTTTAAGAACATATCCATTAAGTAATTATGTAGTTAAAAGAGACCCACAAGGTAAGATATTAAAAATTATTATTAAAGAAGGTATATCACCAAACACATTATCAGAAAAATTAAGAAGAATTATTGGTGACAAGATTAATGAAGAAACTAAATCATTAAATCTATACACTTGTATTTATAGAGAGAAGAAAAGATTTTACGTTCATCAAGAATGTGGCAAACAAAAAGTTTTTGAAAAATATTACGATTTAGACAAACTTCCATTCATAGCACTTCGCTTCAATAGAATTGATGGTATGAATTATGGTAGAGGTCATTGTGAAACTTTTGAAGGAGACTTAAGAAGTTTAGAAGGTTTGACTAGAGCAATTTTAGAAGGCAGTAGTGCGTCTTCTAAGATGCTTTTTATGATTGCACCTAATGGTTCTACTAGAGCATCAAGTGTAGCTAAAGCACCTAATGGAGCAATTATTGAAGGAAATGCTCAAGATGTATCAGTATTACAAGCCAATAAATTTGCCGACTTTAGAGTTGGTTATGAGATGATGGGTAGAATAGAGCAACGATTACAGTTTGCTTTTCTACTAAATGCTTCAGTTCAAAGACAAGCAGAAAGAGTTACAGCTACAGAAGTACAGTTAGTAGCTAATGAATTAAATGATGCACTCGGTGGAGTGTATGGAATATTAACAACAGAATTTCAGTTGCCTTACATAAACACTAAATTGGATATGTTAAAGCAACAGAAACTACTTCCAAACTTACCTAAAGAATTAGTTAAAACTAAAATTATTGTAGGAATGGAAGCACTTGGTAGAGCTTCAGATAGATTAAGATTATTACAATTCATGTCTGACCTTGCCAATACTTTAGGAGCAGACAGACTTGCTCAATACATAAACCTTGATGATGCAATTAAGAAATTTGCAGTAGCAAATGGAATAGACACAGGTGGTCTAATTAAATCTCAAGAACAAATCCAACAAGAAGCCCAAGCACAACAACAGCAACAGTTAGCTAGTCAAGCACTAGCCGACCCAAGAGTAGCAATAGAAGCAGGTAAAAGTCTAGCTGACTCTGGTGCAAATGTTAATGCTGATGGCGAACTCGAAATACCAGAGGAGTAATATGAGTACAGAAAAACAAGAAATCTCTTTAGAACAAACTAATCCATCTTTAGAAGAACAAGCAAAACAACTTAAAGAAACACAAGCTGTTGTTTCTAATGATGAAACAAGAGTTGAAGTTAGTGAAGCCGATAACACAACAAGGTCTACTGATGAAGTAAGACCTGATTGGTTACCTGAAAAATTTAAAAATGCTGAAGATTTAGCTAAAGCATATTCTGAATTAGAAAAGAAACAATCTGTTCCTGAAGAACCTAATACACAACAGATGAGAGCAGATGCAGAAGCTAGTGAAGGTATGGATAAATTTTATAATGAGTATCAAGAACAAGGTTCATTAACAGAACAATCTTATGAAGAATTAAATAAGATGGGTTTAGATAAAACTTTAGTTGATAACTTTATCGCTGGACAAGAAGCTATTGCAAACAATGACGTACAAGAAGTTCATAAAGTTGTAGGTGGTGCAGATAATTATAATAAACTTATTGAATACGCACAATCAAACTTAAGTGAAGTTGAACAAAATGCTTTTAATGAAACATTAGAAACTGGAAGTATTGAACAAGTTAAATTTGCAGTACAAGGTATCGCTTCAAGAGCAGGTATAGGTTCAGAGCAACCACAAACAATGATTAATGGAGACAGTATAGATACTGTTTCTGATACATTTGAAAGTTCTGCACAAGTTATTAATGCAATGAATGACCCAAGATATGCAAATGACCCTGCTTATAGAAAGAAAGTAGAAGATAAAATTGCGAGGTCTACAGCTATCTAATGGCAGGTAGAGATTATAAGTCTGAATATCAGAATTATCACTCTAGACCTGAACAAAAGAAAAATAGAGCAAAACGAAATTTAGCTAGAAGAATAATGAAACGTAAATTAGGTAATTCTATTAATGGTATGGACATTCACCATGTAGATGGAAACCCAAGTAATAATAGTTCTTCTAATTTAAGAGTAGTCTCTAAAAGGTTTAATAGGTCAAGAAATGCTTAATTTTGTATTACCATTACTTAAAAATCCATTAACAAGAATGATTGGTTCAAAGGTCATCTCAGGAATTAACCATAAAATTGAGAAAGACAAAATCATTAAAGCTAAAGAGATTGAAAGTATTAAACAGGTTTCTATAGAACAAATACGTTCTAGTAATAACAGTATTAAAGATGAGGTGTTAACAATCAAAATTGCACTTATCTTTTTATTTTGCTTCTTGCCATACACACAACCTTATATGGAAAGAGGTTTTGAAATTTTATCTAACGCCACAACAGAATTTTGGTACGCAGTTTTAATCGTCTATTCAGGAAGTTTTGGCTTATCAACTATTAAAAACATAAGAGGTAAAAAATAATGTCACTATATAGAAATATAAATCGTAGAAAAAAATTAGGTATTAGTAGAAGTAAAAAGAAGTCTACTATATCTGCAAAGAACTACGACAATATGAAAAAAGGTTTTCCTAAGAAAGCCTAGATGGCTAAGAAGAAAAACAATCTTCTCAACGAAAGTACACACGAGACAAGAGCAAAATTTAAAAAGACTAGCATTGGTAGACGACCTAGTAGTGCAATGATGAACAAGAAAAAAACTTTTAAAAAATATGTCGGTCAAGGAAAATAAACCATTAAATAAAATCATTCGTGAAACGAAGGGTAACAAAAAATTTAAAGTATTTGTTAAAGATGGTGAAAAAATAAAAACTGTAAGGTTTGGTGATGCTAATATGAGCATCAAAAAAGACGACCCAAAAAGACGTAAAGCATTTAACGATAGAATGAAACCAATATTGGCTAAAGTAAAAGGTAATAAAAAATTATCACCAGTTTAT